AGTGATTCCGGAATATTGACAGCTATATGTGGGGATAATAAGTCTCCTTGTAATTTGGATATAAAAATAAATAGAGGCAAATTTATCAATTTAGAAGATCTGATAGATGTATTTCAGACAGGTGTGAATGAGTTAAAAGAAGAAATAATAACAACCAAGCTGGATTTATTATTTGGATATGAGCAAGAAGCTACTACATTAACCAAATTCAACAAATTAAAGAATGAACTAACAAAGGATTTAGAAGACGTTATGGAATATAAAACACAATTTATCGAGGTTGTTTCTAATTTAGACAATAAATCCGAATTAAATACTAAAATGACTATTTTTTACAATAAAATAACTCTTATTAAATCAACAATAGATGAATTCAATGAAACTGGTCAAATACAATTAATCAAAGATATGATTTCCACTTATCAAACCGAACTGGTTCCATTATTACATGAATTACGCGAGTTAAAATATCGTTATATGGCTATGGAATATGATAGAGATACAGATACGCATACGCTAGTAAGAAAGGTATTTACATTACAAGACATGACTGTTCCATTTGATATTCCGTCTGTAGAATCATTTGTCCTAGGTAAAATACAAGACGAAGAGGTATCTAGAGGGATGATAAGTGCGAATAGTAATGAATCATACGAGAGTGATTACTAGATTACTAAAATAGATTGTAAAACATTATACCGCTAAAAATATTATCGACGAGTAATATAAGTAAAAAGCATGTTTCTCATAAATTTTCGCGTATTTCTCTTAAGTTTTCTATTTGGTCTAATGTGTGTGTATATAACAAGCCCACCACCCAAAGAAATAACCGTATATCCTACTGGTGATAATACTCATCTATTCCAGTTTCGTGACAAGGTGGATAATTGTTTTCAGTTAAAACAAAACATAGTAAAATGCTCTAATAATGCGGAAGAAATACCTTTGCAAGTATAGTCTATATGTAACAATCACAACGATTATCGTCGTATAAATAATTATGTACGACTATAATATAGGTATTATAAATGGCGTTTGAAAAACTATTTCGTACTGAAACAGGAAAGATAATTATGTCAACGCTTTTAGGACTGGGTCTAGCCACATTGTTTAGAAAAGGTTGTATTGGTCGCAATTGCATTGAATTTAGCGCTCCTAGTTTAGAAGATATTAAGAAAAAAGTTTATAAATATGGCGATAATTGTTTTAAATATGAAATGGAATCTCATGGGTGTGAGAGAAGAAGAAAAAATGTGAATTTTGCGTAATTCTGTTCATCTATCAATCTTTTCATTATATTAGATATGTCTGATACTACAAGTTTAGCTGATTTACCAAGTGATCCTGCTATCGGTAGTGGTAGCCAAAATGTTGTTTTACAAACAACTGATAAACAGAGTACATACGACCCAAACGATGGAATCTCCGCTGCTGGTGCTGGTGCTCCTGGTGCTCCTGGTGCTCCTGGTGCTGGGGTTGGTGTTCCTGGTCCAAATATTGATTCTAGTGAAATTCATGAGCAAAAAATGATGAACGAATTAGTTAGTGGGATTCAACAAGCCAGTGCAAATGGGGGCACATCATTACCTTCGCGTGATATTCCAACAAATACAGTTCATTTTGCGGATGATCAAGTGAAACCAAATTATGTACCTCAACAAGAACAATCTGATTACATTCATAATACAGATACAGAGCAAGATATATTAGCTAGACGTGTGAAAAATCAAAATTCACGCGATTCACTCGAAATATTGTATGATGAGTTTCAGATACCCATTATAATTGGTCTATTGTATTTTATCTTTCAACTACCTATTGTTAAAAGCAAAGTATTGGCTATATTACCTTCCCTTTTTAATAAAGATGGCAATCCTAATTTGACAGGGTATATTATAAACAGTCTATTTTTCGGAATAGCTTATTATATTATTTCAAAAACATTGGTTCATTTACAGAATGTATAAGTAGAATAATTGTAATGTAACTAGATAATATTTTCTTTCTACGTAAATATATATTAATGATTTCAGATATTTCTTTAATTTTTATTTATATAGCGTTGTTCGGATTATCAGATATTTTTCTCCGTGTTTATCACGTTGAATCAATACAAGCCAATGTATTATATTATTTATTCATCTTAGCAATTGCTATCCTTTTTCACATATATAAGATATAATTTATAGAAAATAAAAAACAACTTTTTGGTTACTTGTTTTTTATTATTTTTAGTATATTGTTTTGTTTTGTTATGATTGTTTAACCGGTTATTGCTGCTTCTTTGAAGCATGTTGTTCCTTCATATGTATATACAATTCGAACTTCAATACCACTTTTAACGAAAATCTCGGCACCTCCACCACCATCACCGTAACCCCATCTTTCACTTCGAATATATTCACCAACATATTCTAATTCATTGGAAGTGAAATATTTTTCATTTGGGTGCCTACCCTCTCTTCTAGTATATATGGCAAAGAAATAGGATGTACCTGTTTCAAATTTGGTTAATCTAAATACTTCTGTTTCAGGCATAGTAATATACTTTACTGTTATGAACTTATATGAATGCTTATAACTTTAGTTAGATAAACACTTCAATTTTTAACGAGTGTTTTTAACGTGCTATTAATGATATGATGCAAATTATAATAGACAATGAGTAGCTATTCGCAGAAAATAATATGTTATAAACGTAAGATAATATATTATTATGGCTTTGCAAACATTTATAAAGACTCTTATAGAGAATGTTCCTGAAAAACATTTACCAAAAAAAATAGATTTAGTATTAGATGGAGGAGCATTCAATGGTGTATATATGCTAGGTAGTTTGTTTTATATAAAAGAATTAGAACGCTCTAACAAAATAAAAGTAAACAAGGTATCAGGATGTAGTATAGGAGCTATCATAGGACTCTTGTTTTTATTAGACAAAATGGATATTTCAATTGGGATATGTAACGACTGTTACAAGTATTTAAGAAAGCATCAAGATTTAAAAAAGGTAATTGTAAAATTTAAGAAAACGATGACTGAAATTATTAGTGAAGAGGATGTACAATTAGTAAATAATCGTTTTTACTTGACCTATTTCGACACAATTAAAGGCGAACAAATCGTCAAGAAAAGATATAAAAATAAGGTTGAATTAATTGATAATATCATTAAATCTCTCTATGTACCTTATTTAATGGAAGGAAAGGCAACAGACAATGATGGTTGTATCGATGGCGCGTTCCCATATATGTTTAAAACAAAAGATAATGGTAGCAAGGTTCTATTTTTGAATCTACAAAGCCTAGATAAAATAAAAAATATGATTTTCATAAAGAACGAAAAGAATATTTACTCGCGATTACTTGAAGGATTAATGGACACTCATCAGTTTTTCGAGAAAAACGTCGCTAATAATTTATGTAGTTATGTGAATGATTGGAACATGGTTGATGTATTATTTTTTAGATTGAGAGAAATAGTATATATAATTCTTGTATATATCTTTCGATTAGGATTACATATAGATGATTTATTACCAGAACGTCTAAAAAATGACACCTTTATTAGACAACACATATCTGTATTTAAAAATATTTGGAGAGATATAATGTTATATTTGACTGTATAATTATCGAATACATGATGATACACATATTTTTTTGAATAATATTTATGTTTATTATTCAAAAAATAGTCAATATAGAAAAGAATCAAAATAATCAAAATAATCAAAATAATCCAAATACTCCTTTTCCTTTTCTTTTCGTTTTCGTTTTATTGCGCTTATTCTTCTTGTTGTGTTTTTTTGTACCATGTTTGGAACTATTGTTTCCTTTTTTCATATTATCTTCTTTCTTTTCCTTTTTTTCCATTTTTTCTTCGAATGGAACATATCGTAAAAACCACGATTCATACTCTTTTGAGTTTCTTTTGTTCTTTAATTCCTTGTATTTTTCCGCCTTGGTGTTTCTCATTTCTTCCAATGTATCTTGTTTTCCGTAACAATTAATACTAAATCGTTTTAAAAGTCCCTTTTGCTGTAGTCTGTTTTTCTGTTGTACATCAAATAAATACTGAGCCATACATAAGATGCGATTTTCATCATAATAGTCACGGTCGCTATAGAAAAACGCAAAATAAAAACTCAACATGGTATCAATCGTTGCTACGCGAACCGTTTTTTTCCCCTTTTTAATAATATTATAACTATGACAGGCCAATGGTTTATAAATAAAAGCGACAGTTTCTTCTATATTATTGATTTTCACCTTTATTTCATAATGAGGCGCAATTAGTTCTCCTATTCCCTCGTGTTTTATAAGTTGAATGTCTTTGTAATCAAAATCTTCTAATCTCTCCTTCAATATAGCTGCCGCTTTTTCAGGTTCTTCCGCCAATACATCAAAATCCGGTGTTTTTTGAAATAGTTTCTTCTGCTTGGTAGGCATGTATGTAGAATAAAGAAAACTGGCATACCCTCCAAAAAAAATCAAACCTTGGTCAATAAAAGAATCACGTACAGTATAATATAATTGTTCCTCCTCCTTTGCGTCAATACGTTCAAATTCTCGTTGAAACAATTTAGGATCACAGTGCTTACCACGTAATGGGTAATTCTTATTTAATAAGATAAGTCTTTTTAGAACCTTTTCCCAACGACTAATATCGCCAGCAGGACGAGACAATTCCAAATACATATTCATGCGAAGAAAATTAGGAGGACAATACAATATACCATATACGCGAATTGCTTCTTTTTGAACACGTTTAAATAGCGGTTTTTCTAAATAAGTAATATCTGCTACAGGAATAAAATTGACAAATACTTTATATGTACCATAATGAACACCAGCTTTTGCTTCAACCTCTTGAAACCCTTCGTTATAATAAATATCTGCCAATTCTTTTGCGTCTTCAAGAGAAGTCGGACTATAAAAATCGTAATCCGGAATTTCAATGTCTTTATCATAAAACTGATCATCTAGTGGAAGAATATTATTAATAGCGGTTCCACCATAACAAACAAGGCGTTTCTTCTTTAGAAAATCCTCCAATATAGAAATTATTTTTTTAACATCAGGATCACTTACAGTCTTCTTACCTTTACGTTTTTCAGCAATATCAATGGCATCTCTTAATATAGCAACTTCCTTTTCTTCCAAGGTTAGTTTATTATTACACGATGACATGGATTATTATATATATAATAATGACATAAAATTATTATATACATATTTGAATAGATAAATCATTTTATGTATGAACTTATACACTAAATGAATAGTAATCAGTAGATACATCACGAGTCGTAAAAGAATTCTCTGGATTTTGCGGAGTAGGATCAGGAATAGTGACTGGAATAAATCGCAAGTTTTCAGGTTTTAATACAAACGCGTGTCCAACTTTGTCGAAAAACATTGTATAATACTGCATATTATCATCAAAGTTTTGGAAATTCATACCAACCCATTGACACCCATAGTTAAAATTCAATACAGCAGACATGTTATTGTTATAAACACTTAAATCAGGCATAGCTAGAGTCATGTTTTTCTTGTTATATTCAATTAATTCATCGGAATTTGGTGTATTAACAATATCATAATGACGCAAAGATCGCAAAAACATGGAACTGGATGCAATATTTACATATTCCTTTAGGGGTGTATTTTCAAAAAGAGGGTTCGCACGATCAACTGAAATTATGATTTTTCCAAGGAATAATTTCAAGTCTTCACTACCCAAGTTTTTGCCGACATATTGGTAACTATATTCTTTGTCTAATAATCTAGATTGAATGGTATTATAAATGGTATCTGCCATTTTTTTATACATTTTATCGTTATTACTGGAAATTCTAAAGTGTAATATCAATGGATCGTTGGGGTTGGGACAAGAACCGCCACTAAATGCATAATTATTTACTACTTGTAATGCTTCTTCTAAATGTATTTGATTGTATGTTTGCTTCACTGTATAGTTATCTACAGATGAAGCTGCTATAATAGGCTCATCGTTAATGGAATAAATATCAAAATCCAAAACACGAGCACCTTGAGCAATACATGTTTTTAAAGCACAAATATTAACATAATCGTTTTTAAATTGACCACCACAACAACAATTGTAAGCGGTTTTTATATAATAATCTCTCAGCTTGTAACTATATGCGGCATCATCTGGATTGATAGATGATATATTTGGGAAAGCTGAATACACTTTTCCTAGGGCATCGCAATTATTATTATTAAGACGAATTTTATCAACGGTGTAAGCGACTAAACCAATTATTAAAATAACGATTACGAAATAAGCAATATATTTTACCATGACAGCTTTATTTTGTTCTTTAAACATTTTTGAAAACATTTGATGAGCATTCTTTAAATTTTCCATACTTATAATAGTAGATGAAAAAATATTTTAACAATGAATGATTATATATTATTGCTAGATTATGCCACTTTTATTATGTAATTTTATAAAAAGTTAAACAATAATTAATGTATGATAATTATATATAAGTATTATGCCTGGAGGATTATTAAATATAGTAGCTTATGGAAATCAAAATGTATATTTAAACGGAAATCCATCAAAGACCTTTTTCAAGACAACATATAAAAAATACACCAATTTCGGTCTTCAAAAGTTTCGCCTAGATTTTGATGGCCAACGTTCGCTCAGATTATCAGAATCATCTAAATTTACGTTTAGAATGAAGCGATATGCGGAATTATTACTAGATACATATTTAGTCGTTCAACTACCTACTATATGGAGTCCTATTTATCCACCACAAGATTGTAGTGGAAATTGGGCACCTTATGAATTCAAATGGATTGATAATTTGGGCACACAAATGATTGAAGAAGTGGAAATAGCAGTTGGCGGACAGACGCTAAATCGTTACTCAGGAGCGTACTTACTTGCGATGATCCAACGCGATTTTACAACCGTAAAAAAAGCACTATACGATAACATGAGTGGTAATGTAGCCGAATTAAATGACCCTGGAAACGTTGGTCCACGCGTAAATGCTTATCCAAATGCATATCATACCGACAATCCAGTTGGTCCGGAACCCTCTATAAGAGCGCGGAAGTTGTATATTCCAATTAATTTTTGGTTCACATTGGCTGCGAAAATGGCTTTTCCTTTAGTAGCTCTCCAATACAACGAATTGGAAATTAATATTACACTTCGACCCATACAAGAATTAATTGTTATTCGAGATGTAGCAGACCAACAAAATAATTACCCATATGTTCAGCCCAATTTTAACGAACCATTACAACAATTTTATCGTTTTTTACAACCTCCTCCTGATATTTCATTAAATACGGTATCATCCTATCAAGATAAACGAACAAATTGGAATGCGGATGTTCATTTAGTATCTACTTATGGATTTTTGTCCGAGGAAGAGTCGAAAGTATTTGCAGCACGAGAACAAAAATACTTGTTTAAATCTATATATGATTGGAAGTTTTTCAATGTTACAGGTAGTCAGCGAGTGAAAATGGAAAATACAATGGGTATGGTTTCATCGTGGATGATGACATTTCAGCGAAATGATATTAATTTAAGAAATGAATGGAGTAATTACACAAATTGGCCTTATAATTATCTGCCTCAGGAAGTCGATTTTGCGGATCCGTCTGGAAATTTGGTATTGGATTGCAATGCTGTTACTCAGGCAGGTATTGGTCCTGGTCATAATCCATCTGACGGAAAACATACTGGATATTTTACTACAGGTGATTTTAATCCTCAAAATCAAAAAGACATTTTATTGCAAATGGGTATTTTATTAGACGGAAAATATCGCGAAAATGTATTAGATGCTGGTGTATATAATTACATTGAAAAATACGTAAGAACATCAGGTAATGCTCCAGACGGACTCTACAATTATAGTTTTGCAATTCATAACGATCCATTTGATTTTCAGCCATCTGGTGCTATGAATATGAGCAAATTTCGCGATATTCAGTTGGAATTTACGACATATAGTCCTCCACTAGACGAAGAAGCTCAGTTTTACACCATTTGCGATCCTTCAACAAATGAAATTATAGGTGTAAATAAACCAAATTGGCGATTATATGATTACAATTACAA